ATGGCAACGATTGATGAATTAACCATCGAAGTGCAAACAAAAGCGAAAGACGCCAATGGCGGAATAGATGCTCTTGCGAAAGGATTGGAAAAACTTGCAGGCGTTGTAGAAAAAATACAATCAGGAAAATTAAAAAGTATAGGGCGTGGAATCGAACAGCTATCCAACGGAATGAAAGGCTTGAAAGATGTCAAACTTCCAAATTACACAAGGCTTTCTAATGGACTTTCCGAGCTTGCAAAAGTAGATTCTGAAAAATTGAAAACCGTGTCTGATGCCCTGAACCCTCTTGCAAACTCCATACAGACATTAAGCGGTGCGAATTTCGACGGGAAAAATATTCAGGGATTTGTAAATAGCATAACAAGGCTTTCAAATGCAAATACGGAAAGCTTGAAAAATATTAACTTTACTGCATTGGGAGATTCCATCAAAGGACTCGCCGGGACATTGTCGGGAGCAGAGAAAGTCCAGCAGAACACAATATCCATGACCAACGCTATAGCAAAACTTGCAAATGCTGGGGATAAGGTGAATGTGGTTAAGGATACGCTTCCGGGGCTCGGAGCTTCATTGAAGGATTTCATGAATACCATGTCATCCGCACCGAAAGCGGAGACGGAAACAATACAGTTTACACAAGCGATCGGGACGCTTGCAAATGCAGGAAAGAAAGCCGAGATGACAGCAGGAAACCTTGGAAAACTCGGACAGGAAACATTGAAGCTTATCCAGTCGCTTTCCGATGCGCCTAGAGTAAGCTCCAACACGATAAGCCTTGTACAAGCGATTTCGCAATTAGCAAACGCCGGAGGAAGAGTGGGGATATCTTCAAACAATCTGAGCGGGAACCTTGGAAAACTTTCAAAGTCTATGATTGGAATCAGGGGTTCGACGATAAAGGCTGTCACAAGTCTAAAATCATTTGCGACACAGATAGCGGCATCCATGGGGGTGTATCTTGGGATTTATGGAGCAATACGGGGACTAAAGAAGGCTGTAGATTTATCCTCCGACTTGACTGAGGTTCAGAATGTTGTGAATGTAACATTCGGAAATATGACTAACAAGGTAGAGGAATTCGCGCAAACATCCATAAAGACTTTTGGAATGTCTGAGCTTGCAACGAAGCAGTTTTCCAGCCAATTTCAAGCTATGGGAACGGCAATGGGTATCAACCCGAGTTTAATCGGAAATGCGAACAAGTTTTTAAGTGAACAGACAAATGGATATGTAGGCATGTCAGATTCTATGTCCGATGTATCGTTAAATTTAACGAAACTTACCGCTGATATGGCTTCATTTTACAATGTGGAGCAGGCAGCGGTTGCGGAAGATTTAGCAGCTATATTTACCGGACAGACACGTCCTCTAAGAACATATGGACTAGATTTAACCCAAGCCACACTTGCTGAATGGGCATTAAAACATGGGATGGATGCAGATATCAAGTCTATGTCTCAGGCAGAGAAGACTATGCTCAGATACCAATACGTATTAGCCAATACAACCGCTTCGCATGGAGATTTTGCGAAGACGGCGGGCACATGGGCTAATCAAGTACGTATCCTATCCCAACAGTTCCAACAGTTCGGATCTATCGTTGGAAAGGGCGTTATAGCCGCATTTAAACCATTCATACAGACGCTCAACAAGGTAATGGCGAAAGTCATTACCTTTTCTGAGAATGTGCTAAATGCACTCGGAAAGATATTCGGGTGGAAGTTCGAGATTACAGGCGGCGGCTTGACTGGCGATTTGGGCGATACGGCAGGATATACGGACGACATAGCAAGCGGAGCAGGAGACGCTTCGGACGGTTACAAAGACGCCGCCAAGAACGCAAAGAAACTAAAAGATGTAGTCTTAGGAATTGACGAACTGAATATCAATGCGCCAGACAATGACACTGGCAGTACGGGCGGCTCATCTGGAAAGCCAAGCGGCGGCGGTCTTGGAGATTTAGGCGCAGGTGCGGGCGGCGGTCTGAATACAAACATGTTCGCAACGGATACCATATTAAAAGCGTATGAAAGTAATATTGATACCCTTTATAAGTTAGGCGCACATATCGGCGATACGCTGACAAACATGATGAACAATATCCAGTGGGATAAGGTTTATGAACGTGCAAGAAATTTCGGAAAAGGACTGGCTGATTTCCTTAATGGATTAATTTCGCCCGATTTATTCGGGGCGGTAGGAAGAACGATTGCGGGTTCCCTCAATACGGCGGTCTATGCGGCATTGACTTTCGGGGAGACTTTTAACTGGAAGGAATTTGGATTATCCATTGCAACAGGGGTGAACGAGTTTTTCAAAACATTTGATTTCTCGTCTGTGGCAAGGGCAATCAATACATGGGTAAATGGCATATTCGACACCATATTTACGACGGTAGACAATACGGACTGGGGTCTGATTGGGAGAAAAATAGGCACGTTTATTGCCGAGATAGACATTTTAAAAGCGATAGGGAAATTGGGAAAGGCTGTATGGAAAGCGATTAATGCGGCGATAAAGACGTATGCAGGGATATTTTCAAAAGCACCTGTGGAAACGGCGTTGCTGTCGCTGATGGTAATACCAAAAGCACTCAGAGCCATTATTGATACAAAATTTATCCAAGGAATTGCGACATTAGCAAAGAAGTTCCAGAAATTCGGCGGTGCGGCGAAATTAGCATTTCAAGTATTCACTGGTTCTGGCGGAAATGCCGCAGTTTTCGCCTTGTCTGAAAGTTTTCCGAGACTGTCGAAAGCAGTTGATGTATCAAGGGAGGCATTTTTGAGTTTCAAGCAAGGCGTTGCGAATGGGAATATATTCACTGGATTAAACGCAGGAATATCAACGGTAAGGGACAACCTTACAAAAATGCAGAAAGGTGTTATCGGTGCAGTAGGCGTATTTGCTGAGTTTGGTTTAGTCAAAGACGCATTTTATGATATTGCCAAAAGTTCAGAGGTCACACTTGAAGCACTTGCGAAGGTTGCGGTGGGCGCAGGAGTAGCAGTTGCAGCATTAAAGCTGATAGGGGTTCCTACTCCATGGACGGCGGCGATTGCTGGAATTACATTGGTAGTTGGTGCATTGGTTGGATTCAAACAAGCTGTAGAAGAAGTAAATGCGGAGAGAATCGGAAATTCCATAGCCGACTCATTAACAAATCCTGGCGGTATGCCTTTGAATGAATTGATTGAAAATACCAATTCATCATTGAGGACAATAGGGGAAGAATTTGACAATGTAAGTGAACACGTAAACAATTTTGAAAAATCAAAAGAATCCATACAAAATGTACTTGTGGAAATAGACCGCATTGAAACGAGTATGAATAGTGGCGCAATATCAACTGAGGAAGGTGTAGAACGATTAAAAAACGCATACCAAGATTTGGTTGACGCAGCAAAAATACGATTCCAAGAATATGAAACACTTGTTTTTACGGCGTTTGCAGACGGAAGTGAAACGTCAAAAGCGTTTGAAGAGGGCGGTTTGGCGGTTGATAAGTACAAGGAAAGCGTGACAGGGTTTTCGACAGATGCGCAAATCAAAATAGAGGCGCTATCTAACGAAATTTCAAATTACGCTGCTACAGACCCAACAAATCCAAGAATGGCAGAAGCAAAGGAACAACTAGCGGGATTGTTAGGGGTTACAGATGATGTAACAACGGCTATAAGTGGCTTAGATACTTATATTGCTGGGAATCCGCTTGACTGGTCTACCTACATCAACGAAGGGACACTAGACCCAGAATTAGCAATAACTGATTTAACTTCTTTATTTACTGCGGCAGAAGAAACACAAGCAAAAACAAGCGAAGCATTACAAGGTATTGTTAATGCTGCAAAACAAGCAGGAGATGAAGAAAATTACCAAGCGTTAAAAGCAGCATTGCCAGACGCTATTGGAAGCTCAAATTTGGAAACAGCGAAAAGAGTAAAAGAAAAGACGGATATAATCCAAAACGACCTAATAGGGGGGATAAATAGACAGATAGAAACCGCACAAAAAGAATGGGATGAAATGGATTGGGGAGAAAAGGCAATTTATAACTTTGAAGAAAGCGAATATATTCATTCCGCTATAAACTCCTACAAAACCAATTACATTGACCCACTTTCTGAGCAGATAGAAACCGGACTTAGCCAATTAGGAATTGACGGTGCGGGATGGGCGGGAACAAGTGCAGAAACAATTATAGATTCTCTTTTTGATAAATCTGTATCATATTCAAAAGGGAAAAAACCAGAAACCGTATATAAACTTAAAAGTGATTGGGAAGGCATTATCGATGAATCAATGAAAGACTTACCTAACATTTCCGAACAATACGCAAATGATACGATTGAGGGATACAATAAAGGAATACACAATTCATTTGGTTCTGTTGTCACCCCAATAACAGAGTGGATGACAGAAGTATATGATAGTATCCATGATTCGGATATGCGGTTTGGAAGCCCATCTCTTACGGCAATGCAATTCGGAAAAGACACGATTGACGGATACAACAAAGGAATAGATGAAAATACCTCTAGTACCAAAGGATTTATCGACTCTATGATGAAATCCGTAATCGGATGGATGAGTGAAGGATTGAGTCCTATCAAAACCTCACTTCCCCAGATGATGTCAAGCGTATGGGAAGGGATAAAGAACGTTTTCGCCCCGACAAAGGAGTTTTTCTCTAAAACCTTTGGAAATGCATACGAAGCAGTAAAAGCGGCTTTCTCGTTTGCGAATACATGGTTTGACGAAAAGTGGAGTGCGGTAAAATCCGTATTCTCCCCAACGGTACAATTCTTCTCCACTACATTCACCAATGGATACAATGCAGTAAAAGCGGCGTTTTCCTTTATCAATACTTGGTTTCAAGACAAGTGGAACGCTGTGAAAAACGTATTCAGAGATGTAAAGCAGTTCTTCAAAGAGAAGTTCGAGACGGGATACAATGCAGTAAAAGCGGCGTTCAATGCCATTAATACATGGTTTTCGGACAAGTGGGGAATGGTTAAGGGAGTGTTTAGAGATGTAAAATCGTTTTTCTCCGACGCTTTCCAAAATGCTTATAACGCTGTGACAAGGATATGGGACGGTATCGGAGGATACTTTAAGGGAATTGCAAACAACATCATATCCCCGATAGGAAAAGCTGTAAACGGCGTGATTAATGGTATTAATTGGGTTTTAGAAAAAGTAGGTTCAAACACAAGGCTGAAAACATGGGACGTACCAACATTTGCAACCGGAACCAACGGACTGCCACGGGATACTATCGGCGTAGTCAACGACCAAGCAGGTTCAACCTACAAAGAATTAATCGTGCCGCCAAGCGGGAAGCCTTTTATTCCAGAAGGAAGAAATGTTGTCCTTCCAATGGAGAAGGGCACAAAGATTATGCCCGCCAAGCAGACCAAGGCATTTATGGAAGGAAGTGGTATGCCACATTTTGCGGGCGGTATCGGGAACTTCCTAAGCGGTGCATGGGAAGCTGTCAAGAGTTTTACGGGAAATGTCATGGACTATTTGACGAAACCGAGGGAAATATTGAAAGTTGCGTTAGACAAGTTTGTGGACATTTCTGGCTGGGCTGGAATCTACGGGGATATTGCTTCGGGTGCGGTAAATAAGGTATTTGATAGTGCGGTCAGTTATATCAAGGGAATCTTTGAT